ATGCAATCACGCAGTTACGAAAATAAAGAAGGTCAACGTGTATATGTCACGGAAGTTGTGTGCGACAGTGTGCAATTTTTAGAACCTAAAAATAATGGTCAATCAAACAATCAACCTAAACAACAGCGAGGACAAGCGCAGGATAATCCTTTTGATAACGGTGATGACGAGTTCTCAGACCTGCCGTTCTGATTGGACGTGGTTATATGCCTTTAATTACAAATTACATCACTCAAGATGACGGCACAACAACTGTTGTCATCTCGGGTGTTGAATTAGGTGATAAGGAAACACTGTTACTTGATAACGGGTTCGATGTAGAAGTTGATGTCAACGTCTTAGATCCGTTTCAAATAACTGGCAAACAACGCCGTAAGATATTCGCCTTAGTCAAAGATATAGAAGAGTATACGGGACAACCTATGGATTACATGAGGCATATGTTTATAGAGTATGTGAGAACCTACTCCGGAGATGATGAACGTATTTCATTAAGCAACTGCACACGTACAGAAGCAAATCAAATAATCGAAGTGATATTAGATTGGGTATTTCACAACGACGTACCACTCAATTACAAGACAAGTGACTTACTGAAGCAAGACAAAACATTCCTCTACTGGTCAACAGTAAATCGTAACTGCGTTATCTGCGGTAAACCTCATTCTCAACTTGCACACTACCAAGCAGTTGGTAGAGGTAGGAACAGACGTAAGATAAGTCACTTAGGAAATAAAGTGTTGGCATTATGTTCAGACCACCACACAGAGCAACATAACATTGGAATGGATAGTTTTAACGACAAATACCACCTACACAACAGTTGGGTTGATGTAGACGACAGGTTGAATAAAATGTTGAAAGGAGAAAAGCCGTGAGTAAACTACTAATCGATGATTATCCGATACAAGTGTTACCTAAATTAGCTGAAGAAATAGGATTAAATGAAGCGATTATCTTACAGCAAATTCACTATTGGTTGAATAGCAGCAAGCACTATCACGATGGTAAGAAGTGGGTTTATAACTCTTATCCCGAATGGCAAAAACAATTTCCTTTTTGGAGTGAAAGAACAATCAAGCGTACATTTGGGAGTTTAGAAAAACAAAATTTACTGCATGTTGGTAACTATAACAAAGCGGGATTTGACCGTACAAAATGGTATTCAGTAAATTATGAAACTTTAAACAAACTAGTGGCACGACCATCGGGACAAAATGGCACGACGATGGGGTCAAATTGGCACGATGGAATGGGTCAAAATGACCCGACCAATACCAGAGACTACACAGAGACTACTACAGAGACTACTAACAATAATATATTGTCTCCTTCGTCGACTGCGTACCCTTACCGAGATGTTATTGACTACCTTAATCAACAGACGAAAAAAAACTACAAATCAACTACAAAAAAGAACCAAACAGTTATACGTGCTAGATCGGATGAAGGATTTAACCTAGATGACTTTAAAAAAGTAATCGATAACAAGGTATCCGAATGGAAAGGTACGGAGATGGAGAAGTACTTACGTCCTGAAACGTTATTTGGCACTAAGTTTGAGGGTTACCTCAACCAACAACAATCTAATGCAGTAGATGAGGATTGGCGAAAGCAGTATGAGGGAGTGTTTTAAATGAATCCCTTTGAAAAGTTAGCTAACAAAGCAGGTTTCAAGAATAAAGTCATAAAACAAGAAATGGGACTACATTGTGATAAATGCGGTAGGGATTATGACTATTATGAATTTGATAATGGTCAAGTCATTAAAGATGGTTGTGATTGTAACATGATAGCACTTGCTAAACAAAAGACAGAGGACTTTAAAAAGAAGCAACAACGTAATAAAGCGAACGCTATATTCAACAAATCAATTATTAACGATGATCTAGCAGACGCAACATTTGATAATTATGCACCGACAAGTCCGACATTAGAAAAAGCAAAATCTTTATTAGAGAGATACGCTAACAATTTTAAGTTAGATAACAAGCAATCAATACTTTTATATGGCAGTTACGGCACAGGTAAAAGTCATTTATCTATGGCAACTATCAAGCGTGTAAGAGAAAAAGGATATTCGGTTCTATATATGAATGTACCTCAACTAATTACAACGTATAAAAGTACGTACAACAAAAATACAACGCTAACCGAAAGAGAGTTAGACCAAATTATTGCAGATGTAGATTTGCTTGTACTAGACGATTACGGCACAGCATTAAGTAACTTTGGCATTCAAAAGATGTTTGAAGTTATGGAATCAAGAACGGGCAAGCACAACATTATTACTACCAATAACAGTAGTAAAGAATTAATACAAAATAAGGATCTAGCCAAGATATTTAGTCGCATGATGAAGAATACGACACCAATTAATATGAATGGCGAAGATTACAGAATGAGAGGTATTAACTTTTGATTGATAAACAATACATCATTAGTCACCTCCATTGTTCAGAAGTATACGCAAATAAGCTCATAGAAAGCGCGCAGGGCGATGAAGAATACTTGTATGACCTATTTATCCAAAAGTATTCAGAACGCAAGAGACGCAAAGCTATGACGCTATATGAGGTGGATTAATGAAAGAAACTCGAATAGAAATATTTTATACAGATAAAAATAATTTAGATAAACCAATGGGGTCGCCTAGACCTCGATTTAGAAGAGCTGGAGGCTTTGTACAAACTTACATGCCAACAACATATTCGCATCATAAAAAGTTTATAGCAGAACAAATGCCGAATCTTCAAAGTGAGAATCAGTTAAAGCTAACTATTGAATTCTACTTTCCGCCACTTAAAAGTTGGTCGAAAAAATTACTATCTACGATGTTAGGAAGTTACAAGAGGACTAAACCTGACTTAGACAATTTATTAAAAACAGTGTTAGACGCAGGCAATGAAAAATTGTGGAAAGATGATAATCAAATTGTAGAAATCAGAACATTCAAAAAATATTCAGATACTGCACGAACAGTATTAGTAATTAATGAACTAGAGGAGAAAGACAATGGCTAAAAAAACAAGAGAGCAACTTTTAATAGAGAAGCGCACATTAAACACGGCTCAAGGTGTGTTTGTATTAAACGATAAAAACGTAGAAGATATAAAGTTTAATAATATGACTTTCAAAACTGTAGCACATAGATTGAATCATAATTGGACTTTAGATGAGGCAACTCAACTACAAAAAACATTTGTGCCTGATCATGAGCATAGAATTGTATTACTACTCAAAAAAGATAATAGTGACGAACAAATACGGGTGCCTTATACAAGAGTCAAAGAATCTATGGACAAGGGGATAAATCTTCATTCAATAAAAAGAAGGTTTGGCTTGGGATGGAGTTTAGAAAAGACTTTAACGACACCACCTAGATTATCGGCAGAAGAATTAATGTATGAAGCTGTTGCGAATAGTGAAGATAAATTTCAAGACTTGGTGCGTCAAAACAGAATAAGCAAGTTTAAAGAAAAGAAATTGAGAGAAGAAAAACCACACTTATTCAATGGGACACCTCAAAAACACGGATTGACTCGATACGGTAGACATTTGCATAAGAATATCAGAATCGGCGCATACAAGATTGATTGTTATGGGCGTCAACAATTAGTGTAGGTGATTTAAATGAAAGTCAGAGAATTAAACATTGATGATCGTGTTGCATTTTACACAGACAGCGAGCAAGAAAAGCCCTATGAAGGCAAAGTCACTGAACTGTACTACAACTTTAAAGGCAAAGAAATGGCGCAAATTGAGTTGGACAATGCATGGTACTACAACATATCAGACGATGATGATTGGGAGGCTATTTATGACTAATAAAGATGTGGTTAATCAACCACCACACTACACATATGGCGATATTGAAGTGATTGATTATATAGAGCAGGTTACTAAAGATTACCCTGCAGAAATGGCATTTGCGATTGGTAATGCAATTAAATATATCAGTAGAGCACAACACAAAAATGGTAAGGAAGATTTGGCGAAAGCTCGTTGGTATCTACAAAGAGCGTTTGATAATTGGGAGGACAAACGATGAAACAAGTTTATTTAGGAGGTGGCATGTTAGATCTTGGTGACCAAATGCGACGTGAGTATGAGAAATCAGAGCTCACTAAATTAGGTTACAAAGTTTATGCGCCACAAGATGATAAAGATATTAATGACAAACACAACGCTCATCAAGACGATTTAGCAGAACGTATTGTACTAAACGACACGTTAGGAATGCAGAGTAGTCAAATCCTAATATTCGATTACCTCCCACACAATCAAGGTACGATTTGTGAAATGGGATTTGTACAATATATGCTTAAAGATTTATCAAGATTAAGTACGTCTATTTATGCAATGCCTAAAGTATACGTCCAATGTACAGATGTTAGACAAGGTACAGGTCATATATCTAAAGAGCAGGACAGACAAGAGTTCTCGATTAATCAATATGTATATGGCGTAATCTTAGAAATTACAGAGGGCAGAGGGATTCAGACATTCGATGAGATACTGGAGGACTTAAAACATGAATAGTTTCCACTTATACAATGCAGCGGAAGAAAAAGTGCTTATTGTGCGTGAAACTTTCGGTGGCTACATTATGGTTGGTTTACCGAAGTCGCACTATAGCCACATCGACGGTTATTATACTGCTAAGGAATTTAACTACTTTAAATCAGTGCATAACCTAATGTATGCAGAGGAGTTAGGCGGTCAGATTAGCATATTTGATATGTAGGAGAAGGAGATGATGGAATGAGTGATTTTATTACATTAGAAAAAACTGATTGGTACAAAAAGTTAATTCAAGAATGTGACTCGTACAAACAAGAACGTGATACACTCATCGAAGACATCGCAAAGTTACGTGCAGAACGGGACGAGTATAAACAGAAAATTATTTTTATTTCTAACCAATATTCTACTGAAATTGAACAAGCATTGAATAACAAAGACTTAAATGAAAGTTTGTTCTTGCTAGAAAAATTAAAAATGGATTTAGATGAGGTGTTTAAGAATGACACTAGATAAACAATTATACATTTTCAAAGCTAAGGTACTGCGTGTCATCGACGGTGACACTTTGGAGATGCGCATTGATCTTGGCTTCCACACACATACGGTACGTAAGGTTAGATTGCTAGGCGTGGATACACCTGAACGTGGCGAAACTGGATATAACGAAGCTAAAGCATTTACGACTGGCACAGTGCTAGGTAAGGACGTGTACGTGCAGACTTATAAAGCCGATGCATTCGGTAGATACCTAGCTAATGTGTGGTATCAAGAGGGAGATAACGAATATAGGTTGAGTCATGAATTAACTGTACGTGGATTAGTTAAGGAAGGTAGTAAATGGAATAAGGAGGACGAGTAGATGAACAATTTAACAGTAGATCAATTAAAAGAACTTTTACAACTTCAAAAAGAATTCGATAGCAGAATTCCGACACTTAATTTACAAGATAGCAAGATCGCATATGTTGTTGAATTCTTTGAGTGGTTTAACACATTGGAAACATTTAAGAATTGGAAAAAGAGACCGGGCAAGCCGTTAGATGTTCAGTTAGATGAATTGGCGGACATGTTGGCATTTGGATTGAGTATTGCGAATCAAGAACGATTAACAGACGAAGAATTAAAAGACGGATTAAGTACTATTACGGGAGACGGTTATGATTACAGTACTACTCAATCAGCTTGGGATTTCATGACAGATATGTCAAGAATTGGTTTAAGACCTCTACACGCAGTGATAATACCGTTAGATATTGCTTATAACATTTATACTACTAACCAACTTATCGACGCTTACAAAAAGAAAATGGAGGTAAACCATGCCAGACAAGACGGGAAAGCAGACACAGACAAAGGGTACGTGTAAACCAGTTGACTCAAAGAAAAAACTTAAAAGAAACAACGCTAAACACCAAATACATGTATGCAAAATGCCTGATTGGGCTTAACGAAAAGAAGAGGTATCAAAAAGTGGAGAAAAAAGGTTCGGGTCATCAGGAATCTAGTAAAGACGTACTGCAACGAATTAAGGAATTACTTAATAAGGAGTGATGGTGTGGACGATAAGATACTGAGTTATTTAGATAAAGTTGGAGAAAAAATAAGTGGCGTTGCTGAAAAAGGTTTTGATGTTTATATACACGGTGTGTTTGTAACAAGTTTGATTTATAGCATTATAGGCATAGTGCTTATAATATTAGCCATTGTAGCTATGTATATCACAGCGAGATTAAATAATACCGGAAAGCATAATGAATTTAAAGAGATATTTGAAATTTCTGTATTTATAATCGGTCCATTTGGGATTGTAGTAGGATTTGTTTTTATTGTAGCCAATATAGTCGGAGTATTTGCACCTGATTATGTAGCACTAAAACAAATTGTCGAAGGAGTGATCAAATGAAAACGGTAGAGACGAAATTTGTTATTGAAGTTAACAAAGGGATTTATTTGAGAATTATTAATCTTTCAACTGGTATTTGCAATTTCACAGACAATCTAAACGATGCTACCTCTTTTCTTGTAGAAGAAAATGAGACTGCTAAAAGATATGCAAAAAAATGTGGTGGCAAGATAAAACGTTTAACAGCAACTTATGAGGTGGAGTGATCAAATGAAATATTTAAGAGTGGTATTACACACGCTGGTAACGATTCTGATTTATGAGGGTGCTAAGGTATTGATGAATGATATGTTGGGTGATAAGTGATGTATATACTTATTACGATACTATCACTATTATCTATTGCATTACTCATTCACAATACGATATTAAAAAAGCGAAACGAAATACTTAATTACACTGTATCTATTCTTGCTGGTCACGTATTTGAAGAGAGTGGGGAAGAATACGTGAAAGAATTATTTAAATAAGGGGGATGACTTGTGATAATCGAATTAACAAAAGCTGATTATAAAAAACTGGAAGATTATATTGAGAATCTTGATAAGTACCGGAAAGAATTGAAATTTAGAGAGTATGAGTTATTGTCAAATCACGAAATAATAAATCCAGATGGAGGTAAACCTAACATAGTAATTAACCCTACAGAAAGACAAGTTATTAAGTTGAACACAGATGCTAAGTATAGAAGATTATATGATGTGGTTAAAGGTACAGAGGAGTATTTGGATCAATGCGATGAGGAAACTCTAAAGATATTTAATTTAAAATATTGGAATAAGCCACCTAGTTGTAATACTTGGGATGCGATTGCGCATAGATACCACTATAGTTTAACTTCAATTTTGCGTTGGAAAACAGCTCAATTGAATAAATTGGCAGATAAAATAGGGCATATATAAAAGTTGGAGTTTTTACCCCTTTTTATCCGCAAAAAAAGGTTATATTATGGTAGTGTGCTCAATAAGCACAACAAGAGTATCTTTTATCCTTTCAGCGATTCTATTCCTACCCATTACCTGTAAGATGTATTAAAACAATACTATATTATTAAGCGTTTGACCTTACCCTTTTGGTCAGGCGCTTTTTATATTGAATTTAAAGAGTTATTAACGTAAAGAAGGTGATATATGAAATGGGCGAACTAAATAAAAGACAACGTACATTTGCGGAGGCTTATGCGATTCCCGGAAGTGATTGCTATGGTAATGCAACCAAATCAGCAATTAAAGCTGGATATGCTAAGGGTAGTGCGGAGGTAACAGGAAGTAAGTTACTAAGTAATACTAAGATATCGGATTATATAAGGGGAGTAGAGCAACAACTCTTTGACGAACAAATAATGACGGGTAAAGAAGTATTGTATAGATTAACGATGACAGCTAGAGCGGAACATACAGAAGTCGAAGCGATTGTAACAAAGACTGGGGAATATAAAGAGAATCCGGATACTGGTAAAAAGCAATTAGTTTATGATGAAAAAGTGCACTTAGTATCCAAGCCGCCAAAAATAAGCGATCAAAACAAAGCGCTTGAGCTATTAGGTAAACACCATAAGTTATTTACTGACGTCCAAGATGTGACACAACGTAATATAACATTGAATGTTGGTGAATATGATGACAACGATTAATCTTAATATACCTAAACCAAGTAAGGTGTTTAATCGTAACATCTACGAAGTGTTGTTTGATTACTCGCACGCTACCGAAGTACATTACGGTGGAGGATCTAGCGGAAAATCACACGGCGTTGTACAAAAGGTTGTTTTGAAAGCCTTGCAACCATGGCCAGTACCGCGTAAGATATTGTGGCTCAGAAAGGTTCAAGCGACGGTACAAGAATCGTTATTCGAAGACGTTAAAGCGTGTTTGATTGACTTTCATATATGGGAACTTTGCCAATGGAACAAGACAGACAATAAAGTGACCTTACCGAATGGCGCTGTATTTCTGTTTAAAGGGTTAGACAACCCTGAAAAGATTAAATCAATTAAAGGTATATCCGATGTCGTTATGGAGGAGGCAACAGAATTCCAGCTTAACGACTACACACAGTTAACATTACGTTTGAGGGAGCGTAAACACCAACTAAGACAAATATTTTTGATGTTTAACCCCGTGTCTAAAACGAATTGGGTGTACAAGTACTTTTTCGAGCAACCACAAGGCGATGATGTGCTTATACGCCAGTCAAGTTATAAAGACAATAAATTCCTTGACGAACGTGTGAGGAAGAATCTTGAGGACTTAGCTAAACGGAACCCAGCGTACTACAAGATTTATGCACTTGGGGAATTTGCGACACTTGATAAATTGATATTTCCGAAATATGAAAAGCGCCTGCTTAATGCTGACGAACTTAAACACTTACCCTCTTACTTTGGACTTGACTTTGGTTACGAGAATGACCCGAGTGCGTTTGTACATGCTAAGGTTGATTTGGCAAATAAGACACTTTACATTATGCAAGAATATGTTAAGCGCGGGTTAACCAATTACGACTTGGCTAAGGTCATCACAGCGTTAGGTTATGCGAAAGAGCGGATAACAGCAGATAGCGCAGAGAAAAAGTCAGTTGCAGAAATCAAGATAGGCGGTATTGAGCGTATTAAGCCGTCAATGAAAGGGCCTGACTCGATTATGCCGGGCTTACAGTTTTTAATGCAATTTGACATCGTCATCGATGAGCGTTGCCACAAGACCATTGAAGAATTTGACAATTACACATGGCAAAAAGACAAATCAACTGGCGAGTACATCAATAAGCCAGTAGACACATATAACCACTGTATCGACGCGTTGCGTTATGCAGTAGAAGAATTAATGTTTGCGCATAAAAAGCGCAGTACTAAAGAGCTTAAGCAGTTAAGAAGTTTATTTTAGGAGGTGCACTGAATGGATTACCATATAACAAATAAGGGCAATATTGATACGTTATTCTCACGTGAGGCCAATAAAGATATAATTGCGTATGATCTTGACGAGTTTTTAGGCAGGTTCGATAAAATCAATGACATGTTGAACATACATCGTACGCAGCACCGTCCGCGCCTTGAAATACTCGAATCATATTACCTAGGCAATAACGTAAGCATATTGATGGGTCAACGTCGTAAGTTGTCTGAAATGGAGCGTAAAGCAGACCACCGTGCGACACACAACTTTGCCAAATACATCAGTCAGTTTATTGTTGGGTACTTAACAGGTAACCCAGTGACAGTCACGCATGATGCTGACAGCAAGACACAAGACGCAATAATCGCGCTTAACGACATAAACGATGCAGACGCAGTAAATAGTGATGTGGCGTTAGATTTAAGCATATACGGGCGTGCGTTTGAAATTATATTCCGCGATGAGGACGGTAATGACCGTTTTATGACGTTAGACCCGAAGAACACGTTTGTTGTGTACAACCATGACATCGACAAGAAGTTACTTGCTGGTGTGCGTTATTACGATTCAGTCGATAAGGACAACGTAAGCTTAAGCCATGTTGAGGTGTACACGCCGACACACGTGCACCACTACCAAATTAAAAATGGTGAGCTTAATCAATCCGAATCGTATCAGCACTTTTATGGTGAAGTGCCAATCATTGAATATGTTAACAATAAATTTAAACAAGGCGATTTTGAAAATATCATCAGCCTGATTGACTTATATGATTCGGCGCAATCCGACACAGCTAACTACACATCAGATTTACAAGATGCGATGTTAGCGGTTGTGGGTAATGTCGATATGGACGGTGAGGACGCGCAACGATTCCGTGATGCTAACATGGTACACGTTAAGCCTGAGATTAACGCGAACGGTGGCACATCAAGCGCAGATGTCAAATATATCTACAAGCAATATGACGTGAATGGTTCTGAGGCGTATAAATCACGCTTACAAGACGACATACACAAGTTTACCAACACGCCAAACATGAACGACGAGAAGTTTTCGGGAACGCAATCCGGCGAGGCGATGAAATATAAGCTATTTGGATTAGAGCAAGTCAGAGCGGTTAAAGAACGCTTGTTTAAAAAAGGCTTGTATAAGCGTTATAGATTGCTATTTAACTACTTAGCAATCAGTGGCACTAAAGTGCATGACGCTAGTGACCTAGACATCAGATTTACGCCGAACTTACCTAAGTCAATGCGTGACAATGTCGAAGTGGTTAATATGTTAGCGGGTGTTGTGTCTGAGAAAACACGACTTGCGTTACTCGATTTCCTTGATGATCCACAAGCAGAGCTTGACCGAATTGAGGAGGAACGCCAGCACGAGCAAGACAATGCACCGGGCGCCTACCCTGACACGTTTACTAATCCTGACAACAAGGAAGATAATAACAACGTAGATAAAAGGGGTTGAGTGAATGGCTAGTAATCAGCAATACTGGATTGACAGGGCACGACAGACGATTGAGGAAGAAAGTAAACTTGACGCGGAAGTGCTTGAGCGTGTAAGGCAAATCATTAGTATGGTCATTCAAGACATTGAGAAAGAGATATACGCGTTTTACGCCAAATACGCTGATAAAGAGGGTGTATTGGTCAAAGAGGCTAAACGACGCATTGACGCGACGGATATACAACAATATCAAGACCGCGTAAAGCGTTATGTAGCTAACAAGGACTTTAGCGACAAAGCAAACAAGGAATTAAGGCAGTACAACACAAAAATGTATGTATCACGCGAGCAGCTTTTAAAGCAGCAGCTAGGCGTTATACATACGTATGGTACAGCACTTGTTGAAACCGAGTTGTACAAACACATGACCGAGGCTGTTAACCGCGAAGTGTTACGCCAAGCGGGGATTTTAGGCGAAACAGTCCAAATAAAACCAAGCGATGTGCGTGCCATAGTTAACGCGTCATTTAAAGGTATGCGCTGGTCAACAAGATTATGGAACAATATGGACGAGGTACGGGATTATGTAGAGAAGACTGTAAGCAACGTTATGCTACGTGGACGACACCCTAACGAGTTTGTGCCTGAATTGAAAAAGAAAATGGGTGTAACAACATCACAAGCTAAAGGATTGCTTATAACTGAGACAGCTCGAGTGCAGACTGAGGCGCAAAAGTTAAGTTACATCGAGAATTCAGGCGAGGATAGCGAATATGAATATGTTGCTAAGCTCGATGAAAGGACTTCAAAAACCTGCCGAGGGTTAAACGGTAAAGTGTTTAAAGTAAAAGATATGACACCCGGTGTAAACGCACCACCTATGCACCCTCGCTGTAGGTCTACCACAATACCGCATGTGGGCGATTGGCGTAAGGACTTCTTCAAAAAGCGCAAGGGCAAGTACAATTTAGATATGTTTGAGGAGGATTTATAACATGACCGACCCACGCTATTTAACTTATGTAAAAAGCATTGCTGAAAGCTTATACGGTATCCACAAAGAATTGATTAAGCTGAATCAATCCAATCCGATGCCACAAACACAAAGCAAACCTGAAAAGAAAAAAGACGAGAAAAAACCAATTCAACCGAAAAACTTTATATAGAGGTGACGCAAATGACTATTCAAGACCCATTCACATATACAGTCAAATTTGATGCAGAGCAAATGGAGCTTATGGAAAAGTTAGCAGATAAGATTAAAGATTTGAAATCAGAAAATGAATGGCTTAAGCACCAAGTTAAAAAACAAGATGAAAGATTAACTAAATTAGAAAGCAAATAACCTACATGCCGACAGTCGTGAGGACTGACGGCTATTTTTATGAATATTGGAGGCGGTTCTATGCAATTGTGTATTGAGCGCGATACGCGCAGAAATGGAGCGTGGTCTAATATCTCATGTCAGCGGCGCATGTAAAAATGCCGCTTTTATTATGCCCAAAACGTGCTGACGGCGTTAAAAGCATGTATGGAATCTAAAGCCGACGGGCTATAAATGGAGGTATCTCTATGGCAGAAGAAATAAATAGTAACGTTACTGAGGAGCAAACACAAGACCAGCAACAAACTGAGGGCGAGAATAACGAACCTAAAGAAAAGACGTTCACTCAAGCTGAGCTTGACGACATCGTCGAGAAACGTGTTGCTAGGGAGAAGAAGAAAGCTGAGCAAAAAGCAAAAGACGCAGCAGCAGAAGCCGAAAAGCTCGCAAAAATGAACCGTGAGCAAAAGGCTGATTACGAGCGCGAGAAGTTACAAAAAGAGCTTGAAGAATATCGCAGACGTGAGGCACGTCTGAATATGAAGAATGAGGCTAAAAAGCTATTCAAAGACTCAAATGTCGATTCATCGGACGAACTTTTAGAGCTTGTCACAGCGGACACATTCGACCAAACGCAAGAGAACGTAGAGGCGTTCACGATCATATTAAACGAAATGGTTGAGGCTGCTGTAAAAGACAGACTTTATAGCGGTTCACCTAAATCATTTACAAACGGTGGCGGCGCTGTGACACGTGAGTCTATCGAAGCAATCGAAGACCCTACAGCAAGACAACGCGCCATCGCAGAAAATTTACATTTATTCAGATAATAAAAAAAGGAGCTGTTAAAACATGGTAGCAGAAACAAACTTAATTGATGTACAGGCCTTGGGAGAGGCGAAGTCGATTGACTTTGCTAACCGTATGGGGCAGAAAATGAACAAATTATTTTTAGCTTTAGGATTAACAAACAAAATCCCAGCTAACGTTGGTTCAGCGTTAAAGCAATATGCTTTTGACATTGTTGAATCAGAAAAGCCAAATGGTGACGTGGCTGAGGGCGATGTAATCCCGTTAACTAAAGTGACACGTAAAGAAGTTGGTATTACAGAATTGAAATTCCGTAAGTACCGCAAATCAACGTCTATGGAGGCAATCCAAGCACACGGCTATGACTTAGCTATTAACCGCACTGATGCAGAATTAGAGCGTTACGTACAACGTAAATTCCGCAATGACTTCTTCACAATGCTTAAAGGTGCGTTAAATAATGAACAACGTACTAACACTGAGGCATTAACTGCAGAAACACTACAAGGCGCTTTGGCTAAAGGTCGTGCTAACTTATCTGTTGTATTAGATGACGAGGTTACACCTATCGCGTTTGTTAACCCTAACGATGTAGCTGACCACTTAGCGAAAGGTTTAATTAACTCAGACGGCGCGCAATTCGGTATGACACTTCTAACTAACTATGTTGGTGCTAAAGTAATCGAATTTGCTGATGTGCCTAAGGGCGAAGTTTGGTTAACGACTGCAGAAAACTTAAACCTTTTCTACGCAAACCCACGCGGTGAAATCGGACGTGCATTTAAATTTGCAACAGACGCAACAGGTTATGTAGGTGTGTTACACGATATTCAACACGATCGCTTAACATCTGACACGGTTTACACTTCAGCTGTAACAATGTTCCCTGAAAACGTTGACGCGGTTGTTAAGGTAACAATCAAAGCTGCAGCGGCATCTGAACCATCACCATCAGTTTAATAACAGTTTAGGAGGTTAGCACATGGCTTATAAAGTTATTAAGGCATTTACAGACAAGGACACGGGCAAGTCTTACGAAATCGGCGACACAATTGAAACGATCGACTCAGTCCGATTTGAGGTGCTTTTTCACAAGCAAAACGACTATAACGAGCGTTTCATCTCAATTGATGTTGACGAGGAAATGACGAAAGCGGAATTGTTTGACATTGCGGAATATCACGGTATTGAAGTCGGTAAAAAGGCAACAAAAGCAGAAATTATAAAAGCGTTGGAGGGGTAGCCTATGGTAACACTTGACAACGTTAAAGCCTTATTGTCTATTACCGACGACAAACAAGACACGTTATTAAATCAAATCATTGTTAACACAGAAAAAAGGTTATTATTTAAGCTTCCACTAGGGTTCAACAATGTGCCATCAGACCTGCAGTTTATTGTTGAGGAGGTAGCTGTAAAGCGATTTAACCGTATAGGCGCAGAGGGCATGCAGTCTGAAAGCGTTGAGGGTCGTTCAGCTACATTCCGCGATGATGATTTCGATGAGTATTTAGACGACATCGCTAAGCGCTACCCGGATTTAAGCGCTGATGAATCACGTAAAGGGTATGTGAATTTCTATTGAGATACGATGAGCGCGTAAATATTGTACGCAAACAAGACGGCACCTATAACCCGGACACAGGCAAAAAAGAACCTACAAACATTGTGTTATATGATAACGTACCGTGTAATGTTAACCCCCTTAGCCCAGCACGCGCACAAGCGTCATTCGGCAACATCTATCAAGATGTAACTGTTATACGCTTACAGCGGTCTAACAATGACGATTTGACCCGTGCGACACATGCATATGTAGGCGGTCGTGCTTATAAGATTGTCAAGGTCGTCGAGTATCGTCATGACATTGCAATCTATGCAAATGAGGCTAAGTAATGGCGTCTATTGATGATGTGATTGCGCACCTCAAGCATATGCATGACGATATTGACGATGAAGTTGACGAGATTCTTTCGGAAAACGCAAACGAGTTTGCAGCAGACACGGTTAAAAGCGCACGACAGGTTATGACGCAAGGTTACTGGACAGGGAATTTAGCGAGGCTTGTTGAAAGTACTAAAACCGGTCATTTAGATTACACAATCACGTCAAATGCGCATTATTCAGGGTTTCTTGAATTCGGAACGCGCAAAATGCGACCGTACACGTTCATGCGTCAAGTTTATCAAGCTTATGACTTAAAAGTTAAAGCTGACCTCGAAAAACTGTTAAACGGATAAGGAGGGTAAACCGTGGTTAAGCAATCCGCACAATTCCAGTTATTCAATTATATATTTAAGCATGTTAACGCTTTGGGCGTGCCTGTGATTACGATGAGGGATTTTCACGACAACATACCTTATCCGTTTGTGATGATCCAGTCACTAACCGATGAAGAACATAAATCTACATTTGATAGTTACACAGGACGCCCAAGCGCTACTTTGCATATATGGGGCTTAGATGACGATAGAGGCGCACATGATGCGCTATATATGCAAGTACATAACATACTGCAAGATGATATAGCGTTAGACGGTTACACACTGTTTAACGCACAAATAACGTCTAATCAGTCGGACGATGATACGACTGAACAAATACTGATTCATACAACTGTGACAGTCGAATACGACGCACACTAAAAACAAATAATAGGAGGGTTAAACCTATGGCAATTAAACAAGGCACTGATGAATTGTTTCTCATCAGAAAATTAGGCGAAGCGAAAGACGCCAATAAAGTTATGTGGATTACTGAGCTTGAGCGCGAAACGGAACGAGATTCAGACAGTGAGGCTACTGTTGATGGTACTGTAGCGTCAGGCGGGTCTCTTGAATCTACTGTATCTGGTACAGCTTATATGGACAATAACGACCCATTAAGCGATGAAATCGAGGACGCGACAGAGGATGGCACGGCTTACGAAACGTGGGTAATTAATAAACGTGTTAAAAACTCACAAGGTAAGTACAAGGCGGAATACCGTCAAGGTTACTGGACGTCATTTACACGTTCAAATGAGGCAGACAGCATTGCTGAGTTTGAGTGGGAATATAGTGTATATGGCAAAAAACAACGTGGTTTTGCGACGTTACCGCCTGAAATCGAGGCTAACAAAGCAGCGTACGGCTTCCACGACACAGTGGCGTCAGACCCAGCAGATGACGGCTTAGCGGATATCCCGCAACCAACAGACGGTGCAGCTAAAATGGTTAAAACAATCACTTTAAGCGCTGGTAAGACTACTATTGCGCCACAAGAAACGACTACAGTTACAGCTTCAATTGAACCATCAGACGCGACGATTAAAAACGTTACATACAGCTCAGAAAACCCTGATTACGCAACAGTTGACCCTAACACTGGTTTGGTTACTGGTAAAGCTGACGGTACAGCGACAATTAAAGCGACAGCTAACGACGGTAGCGGCGTAACAGGCACGGTACAAATCACAGTACAAACAGCAGTATAAGCAGTTTAAAGCAGGGAACGACCCTGCTTTTTTATTTTATCTAAATTTATGAAATGAGGGTTTCCAATTATGTATATTAATTTTAAAGGTAGAGACTTAGACTTATCATTCGGACTAAAATTCTTAAACAATATTGATAGAGACTTAGGGTTTAACGTAGACCAAATGCAAATCGGGCAAGGTTTAGAGATGTTAGTACCTAACCTTGATGCCGGCAACATTGTAGCGTTATCTAAAGTGATTAAAGCGGCTACAGCACATCACAAAAAAGGTCCTAAAACTGATGAGGACTTAGAGGCTATCTTAGAGGATATCATCGAAAACAGCTCAGTTGAAGACTTCTGTGACGAAATTATCGAGGAATTGGGAAAGCGACCTTTAACCCAAAACCTAGTCAACGACAGAGTGAAAGAAAACAACAAAGCGAAAAAGGCAGCGAAGAAGTAGACCCGGCGGACGTATTAACGTATGACAGGATTGTAATCATGTGCATGCATGAATTTGATATTTGGGATAAACAGCGCATAGATCATATGACTTTGACCGAGTTTAACTATATGATGTATGCGCTTGAATACAAGTATTTAAAACGTAAGCATGAATTGTACGAATTGGCGTTTGCGATACGAGACGCGCAAAGTACAAAAAACGTTGGTACCGAGAAGAAGCCAAAAGAGCAATACAACTTTAAAGGTGTCGGCGATATTTTGGACTTAGAGAAGAACTACAGACGCTTGAATAAGGGCGAATCAATGATATTTGAGCAAGACGACAAACCGGAACGTCCAAGCGTCGACATACTTAAACAAATTCAACAAATCAATAAAGGAGGTGGGGTTAAGTGGCAGAATACAAGATAAGCACTCATATTACAGCCGATACGGACAAATTTAAGCGTATGGTTGACGCTGCACGGCGTACCGCAGAACGATTCAAGGGTACAACAGAGTCTATTAAAGACACTAAGCTAGATGCGGACGCGTCAGGTGTTATTAATGCTGTAAATAAAGCGCAGGCCGTTGTAGATAAGTTTGACAACACTGAGGCTGACGCTAATCTAAGAGCAGATGTGTCGGATTTAGTTGAAAAAACTACAACTGCTAAAAACATGTTACGGGATTTAGATACAACTGATGTTGACGCTGATGTTGCAGTGAATATAAAAAATGCAATGGTCGATCTGGATATTGTTAAAAATATGATGGAGTCTATAGAGAACGGGACTTATACAGGCGATGTAGATGTCGATATCAATGATGCTATTACAAATATTGAATACGTAGATGGTAGTTTAGAAGAATTGGCAGCAACTACCGCTGAGGCAGCTATTTCGATTGATGCAGCACGTGCAAGAGCTGAAATATTGTCTATAAGAAGAGAATTAAACAATATAGACAAACAACGTGTTAAAGCAAATCTTAATGTAGACAGTGCAGCTGCCACATCGCGTATACAAGCATTTAAAGCAATGTTACGTTCAATCCCAAATCGGGTGCGTACCCGGCTTGATGTGGACGCTAACCCAGCACTTAATGCATTTAAGCTATTACATAAAGGTTTAGGCGATTTTGATAGAAATATGGACGTATTGGCAAATGATATCAGAACAACAGGCACCGTGATAGGTAATGTCTTTAAAGGCGCTATACTTTCAAGCATTACCGCTGTTGTACCCGCTGTTGCGTCACTTGTACCCGCACTTATGGCTGTAATGAACGCAGCTGCTGTTGTTGGCGGTGGCGCAGTTGGCATGGCCGCCGCATTTGGTGTTGCTGCTGCTGGTGCTGCGGGTTTTGGTGCGATGGCGATTAGTGCGCTTAGTATGGTTAAAAACGGCACACTTAGCGTAACTAAGGAAGTTACAGGATTCCAAAACGCTTTAAGCGGTTTAAAGTCACAGTGGGCTGGATTGATTAAGCAAAATCAAGCTCAAATCTTTAATTCACTTGCGAATGGTGTCAATATAGCGCGAGCAGCATTGTCAGGACTTACACCGTTCTTAAGCGGTGTCGCTCGTGGCGTTGAGCAAGCAAGCGCTAAAATGCTTGATTGGGCACGTAACTCACAAGTGGCTAGTAAATTCTTCGATATGATGGGTTCTACTGGTGTACGTATCTTCAACAACATGCTAAGCGCTGCGGGGTCATTCGGTAGCGGGCTGATTGGTGTACTAACTAACCTAGCGCCCCTAACTGAATGGGTTTCTAAAGGCTTTAGTAACATGGGTAAACGCTTTAATGAATGGGCTAACAGTGTACAAGGATCACAAGCGATACAAGCGTTTACGGACTATGTCAAGGCAAACCTGCCAATTATTGGTCAGATATTCGGCTCAACATTTAGAGGTATCTTTAACCTTATGAAAGCCTTTGCCCCCAACTCAACCTTAATCTTCTCATCACTCGCACAGATGGCTGCACAATTTGAATCATGGTCGGCACGTATCGCTGCAAGTGACGGATTTAAACAATTTATTGATTATGTGCAAACGAATGGTCCTAAGCTATTAAGCATATTAGGTAATTTAATCGGCATAATTATCAATGTAGCAGTTGGCATGGCGCCTCTTGCTGCAGCCGTTTTAGATGTGGCCTTAGCCTTTACTGAGTGGCTTAAGAATCTAACACAAGCCCACCCGATTATAGGCGCATTACTCGGCGTTATTGCAACATTGGGTGGATTGTTTATGCAACTCGCCCCAGCAATCTTATTTGTTAAGAATGTTATCGCACCACTTATCGGTGCATTTGTAAGTGCGGTCAGTGGTTCCGGCTTATTATCCGCTGCGATAGGCGCACTTAGTACAGCATTCGGTGCCATATCAGCACCAGTGCTTGCAATAATCGCCGTTATAGGCTTGTTAGTCGGCGCGTTCATTCTGCTTTGGAACTCATCAGAAACCGTACGCACAATGGTCACTAACGCGTTTATAACGGTTCAAAGCGCTATCATGCAAGCGGTCACGGCGGTTATCGGTTTTATTCAAAACTTAGCTAGCCAGTTTGGGTACGTTGGTGACGCTATGCAACCGCTTGTGCAGAAGATACAAACAGCTTGGCAAACAATTTTAATGATAATTGAGACAGCTATGACAGTCTTAGCGCCTATCTTTCAGGCAGGTTGGCAAGTGCTTGTGACGATTGTACAGGTCGTTTGGGAGTTAATTAAAGCTGTGGTTACGATTGCGCTACACACAATTATCGGCGTAGTCACTGCCTTATTACAATTACTTACAGGCGACTGGCAAGGTGCTTGGCAGACTTTACAGGCGTCAGGACAAGCCATTTGGACGGCAATAGTTACAGCAGCTACAAATATATTTAATATCCTTTTAACTGTACTTAGCACTATATGGCAAGCACTAGTCACAAACGCGCAAACGATTTGGTCGTTATTAGTTGCTGCCGCAGCGGCTATTTGGGCGCTAGTCAAAACGACCATCATTACCGCAGTACAAAGTATAGGCACGGTGTTGCTCGGAATTTGGACGGCTATCGTTGCAACAGCCCAGTCTATATGGTCGTCATTAGTTGCGGTTGCGTCGGCTATATGGTCGTCATTAGTCAGCACAATCGTGTCAATTGTGACATCTATTGTATCGTTTGTATCAAACGGTTGGTCACGTCTTATGAGTGTTACATCGTCAATTATGTCGGCAATTAGAAGTGTCATATCTGCCGTTTGGTCGGCGGTTGTATCCGTTGTATCAAGTGCGGTCAGTTCATTCGTGTCACGCGTTACAAGCGGGTTCAACTCGGCGCGCAGTATTGTATCAGCCGTGATGTCGGCAATTAGAAGTGTCATATCCGCTGTATGGTCGGCAGTCGTGTCGGTCGTATCAAGTGCAGTAAGCTCATTCGTGTCACGCGTTACAAGTGGCTTTAACACAGCACGTAGTACGGCATCGTCTATAATGTCGGCAATACTGAGTGCTGTGACAAGCGCTTTTTCAAGTATTGTGTCAGCTGTAGTTGGCGCCATGTCCTCATTTGTATCATCTATAGCTAGCGGTGCAAGTCGAGCACTTAGCGCCATTACATCAGGTGTACAAGGCATGGTGTCAGCTGCACGTAGCTTTATCGGGTCAATGGTGTCCGCCGGACGTGACTTAATCATGGGTATGATTAACGGAGTTAAAGCCATGGCAGGTGCGTTAGCGTCTGCTGCTATGGGTGTAGCAAAAGGCGCAGTAAACGCAGTTAAAGGCGTGTTAGGTATACATTCGCCTTCGCGTGTGTTTAAGGACATCGGCTATTACACTATGGCTGGTATGAATATAGGTATACAACGCGAGGGACGCAACGTGGTAAGTCAAACGGCTGCAATCGCTAATGCGATGACAAACAGCTTTAACCCGGACTTAAACGCACGTCCTCAGGTACAAGCTATCAATCGTGAGCTTGGTAACCTTGCAACACGAGGCACGGTTCAAGCGAATCATACTTATGAGGTGAAAGCTGAGCCAAACAAGACATTCTTGCACGTACAGCTTGATACAGATGATGAAGTGTTAACAGCTAAAGTTAACGGCATTACTGCTCGCGACAACGCTGTACTAACATTCTAATTATAAGGGCGCATAAAGCGCCCTTTTTATTTAAGGAGGTGGCGCATTGGATATTAAAATTACTAAAGATGACGGACAGACCTATACGTTAGGTCAAGAAGGTATTACGGTGCACGATTTTGTTGTTAAAGGAATTGAAACTGATACAATATCAGAACCTATAGCCGGATTACACGGTAACTTTGAAATCGGCACGACGTATAAAAGTCGTGAAATTGTTGTACCATTCAGCTTTAAAGGCGCAAGCTTGTCAGAATACCCATTATTGCGTGATTTGGTGTTTAAACTTGCGACAGATACAAAGCCTTTCTACATTCAGGAGCTACGGCGCCCGGACGTTACAAACTACACATTTAAAGACACGACACGTGAGACACAAGCCATGTCACACGATGAGTACGGTTACGAAACGGTGTACGACAACCCCCAAAACTATCATGAAGAGGCTAACGCTGTACGTTATCGCGTACGCTTAACAGGCGCGGTTGAAATCGAACAGAAAAAGCATACGGCTGAGGGGCGAGGTGAGTTAACGTTCGAAACGGTCGGCTTACCGTTTGCTGAAAGCGTGGCAAATAGTTTGTGGCTACAGGATAAAGGCTTGGAGTTAGTCCCCAATAATGTGTTTAGCTGGGGTCAGGGCTTAGAGCCAGAAAACGGCCAATACAACTATACACTTGATTTGTCTAAGGGTAAGACTTTAGACATCTACAATATAGGCGATGTTCCTGTCGACCAGTTTAATATGTATTACCGAATCGTGTTTAAACTTAATGAGCCTTTAACCAGTCAGTTATGGTTCGGGTTCAACAAAACTGATTGTATGATTGACGGGTCTAAGATGACGTTTAAAGCCGGCGATGAAATAGTTGTAAACTACGGCGGGTACTTTAGAAACAAGCTAAGCATACAGAACGCGACTAATTTAGAAATTCCAGAAATACCAGTCGGTAAATCAACATTTATGGTCGATAAAAATATTAACGCAACTGTAAGCGTTGATATGCGATTTTATTATTTATAAAAGGAGGTTGCTAAATGTATTTACATAAAATCGGTAATAGTTTAAATGCACGTAATAAGAATAACTTAAATAGCAACTTTATGACGATTGAGCAATATTTAAAAGCCATATCAGAAACGATTTTAACCAATTTAAACGCACAGCTTACACCTGAGCAATTCGAGCAATTGCAAATCACGTTAAATGACCTTGTACGTAAAGGCGATTTAAGCGTAAGCGACATTAACTATAACTTGGGTAAAATCGGGCTTGAGAATCTATCTGATGAAGTGATTAAAGCCATTGCAGGCACTGCTGACGTTAACGCAATACCTAAAGACTATAGCATACCAATTGAAAAATTGATGTTCACAAACAAAAGTGTCAATTTGTTCAATAAAAACACAATCACTGCAAGCACATACATAAACCAAACCACAGGCGTCGCACAACCTAACGCCACATACTCGGTAAGTGACTATATTCCGGTTGAGGGTGGCCAAACCTACACAAAAAATAATGCCTTCATATACTACGCTTTTTATGATTCTTCAAAAGGATATATATCGAATAGTAATACCGCAACACAAACAATCACCGCACCGCAAAGCGCAGCATATATAAGGTTCACTTTTATAAAAGGCGCTGAGGGAAGTACGATGTTTGTTAAAGGCGCGTCCCTGCCGTCTACTTATGAGCCTTATTATATAGGCATTGACGGTAAGTATTTAGATGTGTCCTATTCGGACATTAAAGGTAGTTTGTCAGGCCAAGACTTAACCGACGAATCGGTTACAGCTGACAAACTCAGTATTATGAGCCGTTCAGAAAATTTATTTGACAAAAACGCAATAGTAAGCGGCTATTATGTAAACCCGTCTGACGGTGTTTTAAAAGAAAACACAAACTGGAGGGCTTCCGATTATATTCCTGTCAAACCTAATACCCAATATTACAAGACAAACACGTCAAACTTATACGCTTATTACGATAAATCAAAAAATTACATTACTACGTCAGCAACGTCCACTAATACTTTTACAACGCCATCAAACGCTAGTTACGTAAGAGTGTCAGTTTTACCTGCCGACTTATTTAATTTTATGATTGTCGAGGGTGGTACTGCTCCGGATTCTTATGAACCATTTTATAGATATTTAGACTCTGGCTACATCGACAAAAGTTTAATTGATAGAAGTTACTACGGTAAATTTAACTTAAAAACGTACACCGCTGATTTCAGTAAAGCGCTAGACCCGTCTTATAACAGTCGTGCAGAAATTGCTATCATTGGCGACAGTTGGGTGCAAGGCGGCGAGTTTAGATCAGGCGACCGTCTCACAGTACCTTTAAAGGACAAGTTTTTAAAAACTTATGCTGACGGCGGTATAGGGTTTATAGGGCTTGCAAATAATCATGTAGGCAATGGCCTACAAAGTGTCACTTTATCAGGCACTTGGACTGAATATGACGCGCATTCAGATAACGGCTCCCAAGCTAAAGGGCTAGATACTGCAATGGCGGAGTCAAGTACGCCAGGCGATTCAATTAAAGTTGAATTTTTTGAAGACATAGACAGTTTTGAAATACACACTTTAAACACTGGTCAATGGCGCTACAACATCGACGGTGGTGACTGGGTTAACGTTGATGCAGCTCAACAAGAGGTTACGCCAATTTCAATGAATCTGGGCAAGCACACGATTAATATTGAAATCGTAAGCGGCACAGTGTCGTTTATTGGGTCGTACGCGTATAAAGGTAGCAAAGGTGTTGTTGTGCATAAAATTGGTAACGGTGGGCTTAAAGCATCGCATATTGTGGCGACTGACCGCGCTAACTGGGTTAAACAGTTAAGACGATGCCGGGCTAATACATTCGGCATTTTACTTGGTACCAATGACATGGCGCAGAATGTTCCGATTGCTGATTATAAGCATGACTTGAAAGAGGTCATAAGCCGTATAAAAGAGGCTAAGCCTTATGCAAGCATATTTTTGATTTGCCCTAGTGGTAACAAATATGATGGCTTGCAGCTACATTCATTGGCGGAATATAGCGACGCACAATATAGTATCGCTAAAGAGTTAGACCTTGCACACGTATCGCTATATTACAACTTAGGCGATTACAAGACAACAAACTCTAATGGCTTAATGTATAGCGACGGTGTACACCCTAACAAATTAGGTGGTTACGCTATCAGCAATGTTATTTATGACAGATTATTAAGACTAACTTAATTGCTAGTCTTCACTTTCGAAAGGAGGTAAGCCATGGCTTTAATTTTAGAAGACACACAGGGCAATCAGTATTTTGCGTCGGTTGGCACAACACAGGTCAGTAATTACAGTGCTGATGGCATGATTACATTTAAATTAATCGAAAACGAGCAAACAGCGTACTACATTAACGACGTTTCTAAGATGTGGCGTGTGCGTAACGTTAAAGGCAACACAGACAACCAGCGCTACACAGTTGTGATAGTTAAACGGACAAGCCCTAAAGACGTTCAAGTTGTTGAGGTGACGGCTAGAGAAGAGCAATTTGACTATTTAGCCAACACACGCGTGTACGCTAACATCTCAGGTAGCAGGACGGCCAACAATTACTTTGCAGAAATCTTCAATGGCACGCCCTACACGTTTTCAATTTCAACAAACGTTTTAGCTGTTGAGTGGGAGAACGCTGGCGATGGTAACGACCGTTTAAGCATGTTCTTAAAAGGATTGAATCGTTATGGACTTGAATTTAAGTTCGACTATGACTCAAACCATTTTGAACTGGCGGAGGAGATTTCGAGAAGACCAGCGTACCATATCAATAAACGGCTCAATGCGAATAATGTACATCATGAGGAGGACGCAACGGCGTTTTATACGTACATCGAGGGCTATGGCAACTTTGCCGACGACGAGGGCATGCATGAAGCCAAACTTAAAAAATCTCACACATCAGACCTTGCGGCAATACCCGGCATAGGTAAACGCCACGCCCCAGCTTTAACTGACGGGCGTATTACTTCAGAAGACACAATGCTTAAAAAGTTATCTGAAATCGTCGAAGACTCGCTTAAAGTGTCCGTAACACTGGATTTTGTAGCGCTACCGGACGAATATCCGTTTGCGCAACCTGAAATAGGTGACATCATACCTGTGATTGATAAGGACATAGGATACAATCAAGAGCTACGGGTAAACGAGATGAAGACATACAGAGACGCAAAGCACCGTGTGTATAAGCGCGATGTGACTGTAGGCGACCGCTCACGCTTAGCCCGGTTCAATTCGGAATCACGAGGCGCTATCAACACGGTCAAGGATTTAGTGGCCGGACGCTATCAGCTAAGCACCGACGTAATGCCCCCAGCGGTTAACTCGGCAACGGTTAAGTTGCTTGCAGCAAACACAGAACTGGGATTCGGCGAGTACGGTATAAGGGCAGTTGATAAGGACAATCCGAACTATGTCACATTAATGAACAGCGCTGGCCTTGGTGTTAGTACCGACGGCGGTCAGACTTTTACCAGTGCCATTACACGCGGCGCAATTAATGCTGACTTAATCACGGCAGGGTCGATTCGTGCCAACATAATTCAAGGTGGTATGTTATCAGCGTTAAATGGTTGGGTTACACATAACCTTGATAACGGCACGACAGACTATTACGGCAGCGCGACAATCAATTTTAACAGTAATAACAACCGCTTTAGAATGCTGCACCAAGGTAACATAATGGAGATAGGCACTAAGACCGGGAAAGAGGCTCCCATGTTTTATATGGGCGGTCACCGTGATATAAACGGTGAGGTGTCACCCTACGATTTTGGTTTTGCGGGCATACGTGTAATCGGCGATACTAACCGGACGGACTTATCAGGTGACCGCGTAACGATTACTGAGGGTGCGCAAGGTGACGCATTAGGCGTACGCTTTAACTTTGAGTCGGCGTTAAACTCACGCGCAATGGTGCTTGAGCCGTTACAAAGCTACACATCAGATAAGTTTTACATAGGCGGGCAGGATAACTGGTTTGACGCAGTCATGACGCACCAAGTCAGTGGATTACGCTTTTTACGGTTCAATACACACAATGTCAAGCTATACCGCGACGGGGCTAGCAGTGACGCAGCTGCGTTCACCTTTGAAGAAGATGACATTTATTTCGTTCGTGGCGGTGTATGGTCGATGAAAGAGGTCGCGGACAAGGCGCTTAAAAGTTATAACGACATCAACGGCAGTAATGGTATCTTAGACTATCAAAGAGGCTTAGCAGGACGTATAAGCCGGCTAGAAACGGACTTACACGCCAGTGGTGGTGTGGATAGTAAGATAGGTTGGCTAAATGCTGATGTCGATAAATTGAAATCACGTATGGATTCAGCTGAATCGAACATACGAAGTTTAGCAGGTCGTGTATCAACACTCGAAAGACGATAGGAGGTTATTAAATGGATACATTAACAAGTTATTATGTCGTGCAGCTTAACACGCGCACGAATGAGCGTTTAGGCATAAGCCTAGATGTGTCGAATTCAATTCACGCTGTTGAGGAGAACCGTGCAAGACGATTTGACACGTTAGAGGAGGCACAAACAGTAGTAAATAGTATGACCGATGTACTTAAAGTCACTAAGAACGATGACGTGGTGTATAAAGTTGTGAAAGAAACTCGAAATTACTTTGAGGAGGGCGTAGCTGATGAATCCGCAACAGTCTAATGAGTTGAGCGCAAGAGAAAAAGCGTTATACGCACAAGTGCAAGACCAAATAGCTCTAATCATTGACTTGCGTGCAGCACTAATAGAAATGAACGAAAAGTACGCGCAAGCCAAGCAAGACAATGCAGCGCTAGAAAAGCAACTAAAAGAAAAGTAAGTGGCCTGACTACTTTTGACTATAGGTGGTCGGGTCTTTTCTTCAGACAAAGGAAGTGATTTTATGCCAAATGAGTACCAAAGAGTTGACCACGAAAGGCGTTTGACACGTCTGGAAGACGAAACGAGAAAAATTTCAGACTCTTTGGACGAAGTTAAAAAAGGACAGCATTCTCAAGAATTGGTGAATCAAAAAATGAACTTTACACTTGATTCAATTAATCGTGAGAGAGAATTAAACAAAGAGAAAGACGAAGAGCGAACCAAAGATTTTAAACAGGTAAAATACCTGTTGCTTGGTACTGTCGCGACAATTGGTAGTTCACTAATTTTAGCACTGTTGCGCAGTTGGCTAGGCATATAAAGGAGGTGAAGGCCATGTTCGGATTCTTAACATTTGGAGCGTCATTTTGGGAATGTTTTTGGTTTGGTAAATGTAGATAATTAGTTTTTTAGGTCATCACTTTTGTGGTGGCCTTTTTAATTCAAATTAGGAGGGTTTGCCCATGAAAATAAATTGGAAATTACGACTTCAAAACAAATCAACATTAACAGCCCTTATAGGGCTATTTTTTGTACTACTTAAGCAAATTGGGGACATGTTTGGTGTGGATTTATCCGTACAGATTGAACAACTATCCGGGATTGTCGGCACAATCTTAACGGCGCTTGGTATTCTAGGCGTTATCACTGACCCGACGACAAAAGGTGTTGCTGATACGGGTATTGTACAGACGTATAACAAGCCGCGTGACAGCAAACAACCCGATGAGCAGTTAGAGTGGCAGACAGTAGCAGCACATAATGCTGAGCTCGTCCGAGACGCGCGCGAAAAGGACTTACCTACGTTCGACACATCTGAACCATTTACAGACGACGATGACGACGTTGTGACGTTCGACGAGCAGTTATATATTATGGACGAGAACGACGACCCAGTGACGCCTATTACCCCTGACAACGCACCGGACAGAACGAACGGTGTCGAGGGGGGTGCTGACGATGGTCGCACTACTCACTAGAGACGAGCACCTTAAAGCCTTGCACGGTGACATCGGCACCAAGCCCAACCCTGATGGTTGGTATGGATCGCAGTGTTTTGATGAGGCTAACCAAGGCTGGTACCGTCTATTTAAAGAGCATTTAAGGGGGCAAGGGGCTAAAGATATACCGAGCAAGAACGACTTTAAAGGTAAAGCGGTCGTACATCAGAACACGCCAGACTTTTTAGCCGAGCCTGGCGACTTAGTCGTTTGGGGTGCTAACTACGGCGCGGGCTTTGGTCACGTTGGTTGGGTCGTTGCAGCTGACCTGAACCAAATAACCGTCATTGAACAAAACTGGCTAGGTGGTGGCTGGACTGACGGTATTAAGCAACCAGGTAGTGGCTGGGAGACGGTTACAAAGCGCGTCCACCCTTACGACAACCCGATGTGGTTTATCCGCCCTATTTATAAAGACGAGGCGAAAAAAGCTAAAGTGACAAGCGCAGTGACTAAACCGAGTGCTAAAAAGGCGACACCAGCACCTAAGCGCAAAGCGCCTAAACTGAACATTATCGTTGACCTAGTCAAGGGGTATAACTTCGAAAAACGTGGCGCTAAGCCAAGTGGGGTTGTGCTTCATAACGATGCGGGTAGTGCTGGCGCAACGGCTAAAGCGTATAGAAATAGCCTTGTTGGTGCGTCTCAGACACGTTTAGAGGCAGGCGTTGCGCACAGCTACATTAGTGGTACCGATGTATGGCAAGCAATTGATGAATCGCGTATAGCGTGGCACACGGCAACGGCTAACGGTAATAAAAATTATTATGGTATTGAAATATGCCAGTCTGTAGGCGCTACTAATGCACAATTTTTAGCCAACGAGCAAGCAGCCTTTCAAGAAAGTGCACGCCTGCTTAAAAAGTGGGGCTTGCCTGCTAACCGCAATACTGTCATGCTACATTGCGAATTTATATCAACTGCATGCCCTCACAGAAGTGCCTACTTGCACACAGGCTTTAACCCGACAACACAAGGTGCGCTACCGCAAGAGAAAATGGTTCAATTGAAAGATTACTTTATTAAGCAGATACGCGCATATATGAATGGAGATGTGCCTGTGTCTACCGTGTCTAAAAAGTCGCCAGCATCTAGTAACACAGTAAAACCTGTTGGGGGTGCATGGCGTAAAAACGCATACGGTACGTACTATATGGCAGAAAGCGCGACATTTGTATGTGGCAATACGCCTATAGCAACACGTGTAGGTGCACCATTCAGAACGGTTAAACTCGGTTACTGGTTCCAGCCGGGAGGTTGGGTCAACTATGATGAAGTGTGCTTGCAAGACGGGCATGTATGGATTGGCTTTAATTGGCAAGGTACACGTTACTATATGCCCATTCGGACATGGGACGGCGTCGCGCCGCCTAATCAAGGTGTAGGTGATTTATGGGGTTCAATTAAATAAAAATAAATTCAGGCTAGCCGTAATGGTTGGCCTCTTTTTTATTGACTTAATCAGCATTATTTGCTATTATAATATTAAATCATACTCCTCATTACGAGGCTGTTTATTTAGGAGACTGGCCTAACAACATAACATGTTGGCGCATGTTGATAATTTAGGTTAGTCTTTTTTTATGTTATAATTTAGATGATCAAAGGCAAGTTCCTATTTAATTGTAGGGCTTGTCTCTTTTTTTTATGCTATCATTTAATCGAGGTGGAAGCATGGTACACGGAATCAATACACACAAATGATTGAAAAGGCGTTACAAATGCAACCTAGTACAGTGCAATTTGTTGATTTAATGGTTGATGAAGAAAAGGAAGTATACAGAAATATGCATAAAGTGAGAAGAGATACAGTAAGGTGGAAGTTTACAGAGGAATTGATAAAAAGAAAAATAGATAGGAAAGTAGCATTGTCTGTTAAATATGGAGACGATACTGTATACATAGACCAACCGTAATCCTAGTGATTGCGGTATTTTTTATACCTCGAAATAATTATGCCAAATGACATAAAAATGTTGACTTATGCCAATTGGCATAGTAGAATATAGGCATAAGGTAATCGAGGGGGAATACAAAATGAGAAAAACAATTGAAAAATTATTAAACAGTAATGAAAGTAGCTTACAAATTGCATTAAAAACTGGCGTAAGCCAATCAGTTGTCAGTCGCATTAGATCAGGCGAAAGACAATTAGGTAATATTAGTTTGGATAGCGCAGAAAAATTATTTGAATACCAAAAGGGGTTGGAGAAAATAGAAGAAATCAAAAGTAAAATCGTTGAAGTAGAAAATCCGAATAATATTGCCAATTATGAGGCGGTTCAAAGATTTTATATAGACATTATCAGCTTTGGCGATACTTACGATGTTGAGTATGCCGACATTGCAGAGGTGGAGCATGACAATGGCAATACGTACTTCATCGTCGAATTAAATACAGTTCGTGAAGTCAAATTTGCAGACACAATTACAGACAGTGTAGATCTCAGCAACTTTTTTGCGAGATTTGAAAGAGAAGATGAAAAAGGTGAGACTATTACCGAAACTCTTTTCTTTCACTCATTAGAATACGCTGAAGAATATGTTAACATCGTCTTAAAGGCCGAGGAATCATTTGAGGATTGCGCAAAGAAAATCGGTATCATTGAATAA